AGAGGAAGAGGAAGAGGAAGAGGAAGAGGAAGAGGAAGAGGAAGATCTAAATACTGATCTCCCCCTCGCCAAAAACGAGCGTCTAAAAAATTCGAGCCGGAGGCTATTGAGCTGCCCGATTGGTTGCCGGAAACACTCTGGCATGAGTGGGTCCGGTTCAGACAGGCATTGCGAAAACCGATTCGAACGGAGCAGGGCGCTAACGGGGCGATACGGGAACTGGAAAAATTCCGTCAGCAGGGTTTTACACCTGAGCAGGTGATTCGACACAGCATCGCCAATGAATACCAGGGCCTGTTCGCGCCGAAAGGTGTTCGGCCTGAGACGTTGCTCCGACAGGTTAACACCGTCTCGTTGCCGGACAGTGCGATCCCGCCAGGCTTCAGGGGGTAACGGACCATGAAAAATATTGCGACAGGCGGCGTTCTGGAACGCATCCGCCGACTGACCCCGCCACATGTAACCGCCCCATTCAGAACGGTAGCGGAGTGGCGCGAGTGGCAACTTGCTGAAGGCCAGAAACGTAGCGAGGAGATCAACCGCCTGAATCGCCAGTTGCGGGTGGAAAAAATTCTGAATCGCTCAGGCATCCAGCCGTTGCACCGTAAATGCTCGTTTGCGAATTACCAGGTGCAGAACGACGGCCAGCGATACGCGTTAAGCCAGGCGAAATCCATCGCCGATGAACTGATGACCGGGTGTACAAATTTTGCGTTCAGCGGAAAACTTGGTACCGGGAAGAATCACTTAGCGGCAGCTATCGGGAATCGCCTGCTGAAAGACGGTCAGACAGTGATTGTGGTTACCGTGGCTGATGTTATGAGCGCCCTGCACGCCAGCTATGACGACGGGCAGTCAGGCGAAAAATTTTTGCGGGAGCTGTGCGAAGTGGATCTGCTGGTTCTTGATGAAATTGGCATTCAGCGCGAGACGAAAAACGAGCAGGTGGTGCTGCACCAGATTGTTGATCGCCGGACAGCGTCGATGCGCAGCGTGGGGATGCTGACAAACCTGAACTATGAGGTGATGAAAACATTGCTCGGCGAGCGGGTGATGGATCGCATGGTCATGAACGGCGGGCGCTGGGTGAATTTTAACTGGGAGAGCTGGCGTCCGAATGTTAGCCATTCGAGGGTTGTTAAGTAGTTTCAGGAGGATTTATGGCGAAACCTTTTACTCCCGAACAGCGGGAAGAACTGAAGACGCGAATTGTGGAACTCGTGCATCAGGACGGTCGGGTCACGATTCGGCAGTTGTCAGATGAAACAGGTATCAGTCGTGCGTCTGTCGGTCGCTTATGCATAGAACTGGTCGCAAGTGGTGATGTATATAATTCTGGCTACGGGGTATTTCCCTCTNCTGTTCGCGCCGAAAGGTGTTCGGCCTGAGACGTTGCTCCGACAGGTTAACACCGTCTCGTTGCCGGACAGTGCGATCCCGCCAGGCTTCAGGGGGTAACAGACCATGAAAAATATTGCGACAGGAGGCGTTCTGGAGCGTATCCGCAGACTGACCCCACCACATGTAACCGCCCCATTCAGAACGGTTGCGGAGTGGCGCGAGTGGCAACTTGCTGAAGGCCAGAAACGTTGCGAGGAGATCAACCGCCTGAATCGTCAGTTGCGGGTGGAAAAAATCCTGAACCGCTCCGGCATCCAGCCGTTGCACCGGAAGTGTTCGTTTGCGAATTACCGGGCGCAGAACGACGGTCAGCGACATGCACTGAGTCAGGCGAAATCCATAGCTGACGAACTGATGACAGGCTGTACGAATTTTGTGTTCAGCGGTAAGCCCGGCACCGGAAAAAATCATCTTGCAGACGCGATTGGCAACCGGCTGATGGCGAAGGGGCGTAGCGTGATTATCGTCACCGTGTCCGATGTCATGAGCGTGTTGCATGAGAGCTACGACAACGGCAAATCCGGTGAAAAATTTTTACAGGAGCTTTGTGGTGTTGACCTGCTGGTCCTGGATGAAATTGGCATGCAGCGGGATACGAAAAACGAGCAGGTGGTACTGAACCAGATTGTTGATCGCCGGACGGCATCGTTACGCGGTGTGGGGATGCTGACAAATATTAACCATGCAGCGATGAATACACTTCTCGGCGAGCGGGTGATGGATCGCATGGTCATGAACGGCGGGCGCTGGGTGAATTTTAACTGGGAGAGCTGGCGTCCGAATGTTAGCCATTCGAGGGTTGTTAAGTAGTTTCAGGAGGATTTATGGCGAAACCTTTTACTCCCGAACAGCGGGAAGAACTGAAGACGCGAATTGTGGAACTCGTGCATCAGGACGGTCGGGTCACGATTCGGCAGTTGTCAGATGAAACAGGTATCAGTCGTGCGTCTGTCGGTCGCTTATGCATAGAACTGGTCGCAAGTGGTGATGTATATAATTCTGGCTACGGCTTATTCCCGTCTGAACAGGCTCGCAAGGACTGGCAAAGCGCCCGCAAAAAACTCTCGAGAGTAAAGGTGAGGAAACCGGTTGTTGTTGATCCGGACCTTATCTGGTCATTACCTGACGGAGAAATACGCCGCTACGACAGGCGCCTGAATATAATCTGTCGCGAGTGCCGGAAGAGCGAAGCTNTATGGCGAAACCTTTTACTCCCGAACAGCGGGAAGAACTGAAGACGCGAATTGTGGAACTCGTGCATCAGGACGGTCGGGTCACGATTCGGCAGTTGTCAGATGAAACAGGTATCAGTCGTGCGTCTGTCGGTCGCTTATGCATGGAACTGGTCGCAAGTGGTGATGTATATAATTCTGGCTACGGGGTATTTCCCTCTGAACAGGCTCATAAAGACTGGCAAAACGCCCGCAAAAAGCTATCGAGGGTAAAGGTGAAGAAACCGGTTGTGGTTGATCCTGACCTTATCTGGTCATTACCAGACGGAGAAATACGCCGCTACGACAGGCGCCTGAATATAATCTGTCGCGAGTGCCGGAAGAGCGAAGCTATG